GACCACAGACCAAAGAATGCAAAAACAGCGAGCCTTTCACAGCCACCAATATGCTATGAAGCTGTATAGGGATGAATCAGGCTTGATGATGGCGGATTTTAAGCATAGAGCAAGCATATACGGCCGTGACTGGGCGGAAAGGATTTGGGGCTTGCGTAATTTGATCAAACGAGGTGGATAATGTCAGGTAAAAAAGTAGTTGATATGCCAGAAGGCCGGTATAAAGAGATATTAAAAGATGCCGAAAGTCGTGGCTCTGAAATAGAATCATCATTAACCAATGGCAATAGCGTTGTAATTATCGGGCTATGCGAAATCATAGATGATATGAAAAGAGAAATCGAGGTATTGAAAAATGAAAAGACGTGATTTTTTAAAACTATTAGGCGCTGTACCAGTTGTTGCTGCTATTCCGGCACTGGCGAACATCGAGCCTAAAAAAAAGCAATCATTCGCTGAATTTATCAACGATAAAGATAATTTAAAGCATGTTTTCGAGTCTGATTTAAAAACAGGTGACACCATAACTTTTGACAACGATGAAAAACAATATAGAGTTGTTGGTCACACATTCTCAACAGACAACGGACTTAATATTTATATGGAAGAATATAGCCCTGATATTTATGATTTTAAATTATGATCCACGTGGAACATTATGGAATTATATTTAAAAAAAATTGACAACTACATGATTCCTGACGATCAGGAGTCAGCCGCTTATCTGTTTCAGGTAAAGAATGGCACTGTCCTTAGAGGTGATTTTAAGAAGCCTAGAAACTATGAGTTTCATAAGAAATATTTTAGCCTACTTAATTACGCTTATGACTGCTTTGAAATTGATGTTGAGTACAAAGGCGAAAAGGTAGAAAAAAACTTTGATCGATTCAGAGAAGATATCCAGATACTAGCCGGTTATGGTGAGCCTACCTATAACCTCAATGGAGAAGTGCGCTACAAATCGAAATCAATCAGCTTTGGCAGCATGTCCGAGCCTGACTTTGAGAAGCTTTACAGTAGCGTGATAAATGTCATTCTTAAGCGGATATTTAAAAACTACACCCGCGATGATTTAGAAAAAGTGGTTGAAGATGTATTGAGGTATGCGTGAAACAAACAGCCCTTAAGCCAGCAAGGAAGAAAGCCTGTAAAGTCTGTCTGGAGAAATTCACTCCCTTCAATTCCATGCAGCAGACCTGCACAAAAGTAGAATGCTGCGTCAGTCACGGAAGAAAGCTACAGAAGAAAGAAAACCGGAAGGCTAAGAAAGAATTTAAAGAGAAACACAAAACGCGCTCAGAATGGGCCAAGGAAGCTCAGGCAGCCGTTAATTCATATATCAGAGCCAGAGATGCCGGAAAGCCTTGTATAAGCTGTGACAAGCCAGATAACGGCCAGCATCAAAGACACGCTTCGCATTATCGTAGTGTGGGCGCTTGTAGCTCATTACGATTCAATACGTTCAATATTCATGCGAGCTGTGCAACCTGTAATTCTGTCCTTAGTGGCAATCTATTAGAATATCGTATTAGACTAATAAAGAAACTCGGAGTAGATCGGGTAGAGTGGCTTGAATCTCAGAATGGAATAGTCCGATATGAGATTGAATATCTAGCGCGCTTGAAGAAAGTATTCAACAAACGAACCAGAAAGCAGCTATTTATTAACCAATCGCGCCTTAGCCATTAAAGACATTGCGCTATACTGGGGTTAAGCCGATATAGCACCAAATGTTTTCCATGTTCCTGGTGTTCCCGCTGTTACACACACCCACCCCATGAACCCGCTTGCAGATGGGGCTGTATCATAAACAACATCGCCCACCGCCCATGTTCCGGCTGTTGGTGCTGCCGTTCCTTCACACCTCCTGCTTTTATTAATGTCCTTAGTTTGTTCGTTGTGAACAATTAATTTACCATCTGATGAGAAGTTATCTCTGATAATAGCATCAGCATTATTACACTCAACCAGTCTTTCGACTGTATATGCAGAAGGATTCGTGTGTGTGTTATGAGATACATTAATAGCATCCGCTGTCGATGCTGATTGAATATGAATGACATCATTTGATGCCGTACCTGAACTGTTAATGTCTATCAGGTCATTACCGATTACTTTAATAATGCCTGTATTAGTGTTAGAAACATAAATACCGTGACCGTGAGTTCCTTCTATTGTATTTAGATTTATCTTTAAGTTTTCAGTCCCTACAGCTTCAATTCCAGCTCCAGACGTTGTTACTTTAATAGTGTTATTTGTTACATCTATATTCTTTGTGTCTGTTCCAGTGCCGGGCAATATACCTTTATAACGACAATTTTTAAGCGTATTGTTTGTTATCTTAATGTCTTCAACCGGATAAGATGTACGGCCAGCTATTTGAATTGAACCGTACAATGTAACAGCAGACGAACCTGTAGTGTCTAGTGTGTTGTTATCGGCTTTCACATTTAAACATCCATAAGTACCATAAGAAGCATCAGAATGTATCAGTATCCCTGCGTAAGTGGAGTTATTAACTGTATTATTTACTATTGTTACATCGTCTCCACCGACAACAGTAATACCCCTTGATTGCCCGTTATAAACTTTATTACCATCTATTAATATATCCGTTACTTTAGTTGCTTTGGTTGTGTATGACACAACAGCTATGCAGTCATCGCCAGAATTAAACACGTAGTTTTCTGTAATAAAGCCTTTTGTGGATTCGTGCGTATTATGAATCCCGTCAGCCAATGTATTCAATATAGTGTTTCCTCTAATATGATAATCTGTTGTTGCGTTTGTGATTAAGATACCGACACCACTAGAGCCATCGACTCGGCAATTTTCTACCGTTGCTCTTGTTGCTGCACTTACGTTTATACCAGCGCCTGCATCGGTGCTTGTTTTTGCTGAAACATTCTTGTGTTTTTTATAAATGTTTTTAATTGATGGTGCATCACCAATCAGGCTTATTGCACAGTCTCCTTGAACAGTTCCGCTAACGATAGAAGCCTCACCGTTACCATTCATCTGTACACCGTCTAATACTAATATAGATGATATGTTGAAATTACCATCTGGGACAAAAACTTTCTTACTAACCTTTGCCAAATCGAATGCAGCTAAACAATCTGTGCTATCATCACCGACAGCGCCATACCACTCTACATTATGACCAAGCCCAACATTATACCCGCCATCAATCCTAACCCATGCCGCTGAACCATCACCCCCAGTAGGGATAAACTGTGATCCACAATAAGCACCACCATTATCCGAGTAAGTGCCTGGAGCCGCACCTGTCACACCCTTGAACCAGCCGCCGTCAGTGCCGCCGATGAAATAAGTCTTATTATTAATAGGCGCAACTAAAACCGCCGCTGCTTTGTTATCAAATGCGATTGAGCCGATAGCCTTGCCAAGCTGGGTTAAATCGCCTGAGCTTAGAGTTTGGCCTGAGTTTTCTATGGCGTTTTGTATTTCGCTGGGTATTTCATTGAAGTCAGAAGGCTGCAATGTGTTGCCGTTTACATAGTCGTTTAGGTCTTTCATGTTACGCCTTCACTTCTGTTATTTTTAATGTGGTAAATATTGTTCCGCCAAGTATGGGATTGCCAGCAATTCCGTTATTCGTCGTCGTCGACGCTGATCCGCTTCCAGCTCTTATTTTAAATGTTATAGGTGATGTGCCGCCCGATGTTAATTCATGGTTTAAAACCATCATACCGAAAGCGCCTGAGCTGCTTGCTGATATAGCATCTGTTTCAGCATCTTTAAAAAGTGCTATCGTTAGCGTGCCAGTATTTGTATGGAAAAAACCATTGAAATCAATAATCAGTTTTGATGTTGATGATTTAGGGGTGATTGCCAGCGTCAAATATTCATCACCTTCGGTGCTTTGAGGTATTGTGCTGTCATAAGGCAAAACAGTAGTGCCACTTGTTGTTGCTGATGTGGTTGCTGTGACAGTTTGTAGTGTTTTGCCTACCGATTCCGCTTCCGCCGAATTAAGCAATTCCCAAACATCATTAGTAGAATTATATTTCAGTATCAATTCATGTGATGCACCGAAAATATCACCAGCTACTAAAGTCTGGCTGCCATTCTTAACAATCGTCTTAGCTGTTAATCCATCTGGCGCAAAAGTGGGTGTAGTTGTAGCATTAGCCAATAAAGCACGAACACTCACTATTGTTTGATCATTTAATGCTGTAAACGGAATAGGGAAAACGGCTGTGATAGCATCGGCTGTACCGGCAGCAATAGCGGATTGCATGACATTAGCGTTAGGCCGCCATTGTGTCGGTGATGATATTGGATTATTGCCCACATTTGACGCAACAATCGAGATATATGAATAACCATCGGACGCATAAACCGCGTCTCCTTTCGCATAAGTGACATTAACATTCCAGATGCGGCCAAACTGTAATTGCTCCCAGCTACCAGGCGATGATACAGGGTCATTACCTTGGTTTGAATCAATTAGCGTTTTGTAATACTCGTCATCAGAACCTAAAGCAATATCAGGGATATTATAAGTCGTATCAGTAGCCCATATTAATAGCGGGCCTTCTGCTATTTCTCCAACCTGCTCAGGCCCCCATAAAGTCGCGCCATCATACCCAGTAGCCGTGCCTGAGTTATCTTGCTGAATCTCATCATACAGCCCATCAAGATAAAACTGAGGGAACCGACCATCAGCATTTGATAAAACAGGATTTGCTCTGGCGAGTGTTAATTCAGGATCAGAAAAAACCGTTTTCTTAACCTCGGTCCCAACACTAAATAGAAACTTTTTAGCACCGACAATCGGCTTACCATTGCCATCAATAATCTGCTCAATTGGTGTCTTATACATGCTCATTGCTGCTGTTCCTGTTCTTGTTGTGATGCCTTAATTGTACTGACTAGATAAACAGCATCGCTAATAAGTCTTTTTTGATTCTTGGGAGCTGTCCTTGCTGCCATTTTCAAGCCTTCCAAACTAATATCTGGACGCAATAATAATTCTGTTAATTCTTGTGGTTTTCTCTGTTTAATTGGAACCGCTTTCATGTATGCCTTTACAACATCCAATCCATTGCTGCCTGCCTTAACAACTAAATCAGCACCCATAGCGCCTTTAGTTGTTAATTTATTTGCTAATGTACGCGACAACTGGCCAATTAAAGGAACTGCAACAGCTCCTGCTGGACCGCCAATAGTAGCGCCGCCAGCAACACCTAAAGAACCCATTAGCATATTAGATGCTTGCCCTTCAGAGAATCCAAACCTGCCTATCATTTTTGCCATGTTCTGCATTGAAGTGCCTTCAACAACTTGACGCATAGCCTGCAGCTCTTCTTTAGTGAACCCGCGAGATTTTTTCTTATTATTTAGAATTGATCTAAACTGAGTTCTTATGCCGTTTTCAAATCCGGTGGCTTGTAATTGCGCTCTATTAAAAGCATCTTCAATAACCTCTCCTTTTTTGGCTCTACGCCATAACTGACGAGCATCTCTGTATTTTGCTCCGACATCTTTTGTCGATTTAGATAATTCTTTGCTGCCTATGTTATCTAAAAAGTCATCAATGCGATTAATCATTAATGTGCCAATTCTTGCCTCGTCTGGCTCTGTACTTTTTGCCGCAGACTGAGCAACGCGACGTAATATGTCTAGTTCAGATAATGACTGACTCGATCCTTTAACAGTTTGAAATTCTTTCAATGCAGCATTTACTTTAGGGTGGATAGTCGCATTAAAGCCCGCCTCTCTTGTTAAAGACGTGAGTTGATTTGATAGTCTATCAACGCTGCTAGGATTAACAGTAACACCAAGGTCATCAATTTCTTTAAACACTCCTCTAGCTGCAGTTTTTAAGCCTTCTATAGTAGGCGCTGTTTCAGACAATACCTTTTTAGCACCTTTCGTAATTAACATTTTACCAGATTCTTTAGCTAATGCTCCACCAATTGGCGCTAACATCATTCCAGCTACCTCGCCAACTTGACGGCCTGTTTCGCCTCCGATGACCTCACCAATTTCACCGCCTACCTCACGACCAGCGCCAGCCAAAATAGCACCTGTTGCTTCTTGTCCAGCGGGCGCTTGAGCAGCTTGTATAACTCGTTGCGTCGTTGTTGGCGCAGCCACTTTAGGTATCGCTTGTGCCAATGTTCTGACGGCTTGTCCAGTAACAGCAACGGGCGCGACAAATTCACCAGCCGTTCTAACTGCTTGTCTAGCCAATCCCGGCTCCATAAATTGACCAGTAGTAGCGGACTCGCCTATCTCTGTCTCTGCAATCTCTGGAACTCTCTGCTCTACACCTAGCTGCTGCAATAAGGCGTTTATTGGTTTAGGGCCAAAGAAATCTATTAAATTAACAGCACCACGATTAACGGCGCTACCAAATTCCGCAAGCGTTGCTCCGGCTGGGTTTTCAATAATCTTTTGACGTAATTGATCAAGATCGCCGTCTTCTGGTGGTTGTTGTATTTGTGGTTGTGCAGGCTGCAGCGTAACAGGTTGTGTATGCCTCTGCGCTATCTCTGCCTCAATAGCCGCTAATTGTGGCCGCTGTGTTTGAGCTGGTTGCGGCGTAGATTTCCGTCGTGCAATCTCGGCTTCGATTTCTTGCAATGTCGCCATTACTTCTGACCTCTTAACCTGACAGCTTCCGCCTCAAGCTCTTCATCCGACATCTGGTCTAGTGGTTTAGTGGTTTTATCTTCAATACCTAATTGACGCTCAGAAGTTTGAAGGTTACGTATTTTCTGATCTATAAATGAATTCAAGGTAGCTTTCTTTTCTTCTGGCGTGGCATCAACATCAAGCAAGGTGGCTTTGAGGCTGTCTCCCTCCGCCTTAGTAAATGCCGCACCAAATGTTTCTCTTAATAATGGTAAAACTTGGTTATTCACCAATGCCGTCATAGACGCTCTTGCGGTTGCTCCCTTTGTCGCACCAAATCCAAGCTCTTTTGTCATAAAATTGAATGCTTTTCCTGCCGTGGTATAAGTCGCGACATCAGCCAATTTTGATAGCTTGTTTGTGACTTCCATTAGTCCTGGCAATGCTGCCTTTGCTCTGCTGTACGCATCAAACGATTCGCCTTTCCCTCTTGCTTCTGATTCAGCTTGTTTAATTGCAGACGCTATTTTTGCTCTATTCGATGCAACCTTTTGGGTTGATACAACCGGCTTATATGACTCAGTAACAGGATCGAATAAGTGAGGAACACCACCAACATCGACAGTTTTCTCTGTATAGCGCTCCAATACTGATGGATCACCAGTTTTACGAAAATCGGCAAATGACTGCACTGTATAATCTCTGGGATTATATGTTCCAATTCTGGGCCCTGTTGCCTGCTGCTGATCCTTGACAGTAAACCGTTCTTTAGTCGATAAATCCATCATCTGAACACCGACAAGCGCTTGATCTTGTTGCGCTTCTGGTATGCCTGATAGTTTTAGTGTTTCTGATGGGTCGCGACCTTCTGATTTTAACTTTTCAGCTCTCGCTTGAATATATCCGTCGCGCTGCTGATAAGGAATAGATTGTAATTGTGCAGCAAATCGAGACATTTCTTCTCGCTTGCTTGCGTCATCCAAGCCCATTGAAGTTAAAATCTTCTCAGCCTGAACAGGATCAATAGCGCGAACTTGTCGTTTCATTTCTTCTTGTGATATAGCTGGGCGTGTAGTGGTTACGCTACCTTCCTGAACACCGACTTGTTGTCCTTGCTGCTGTGCAAGTATGCCTCGTATTGCTTCTGCTCTGTCACGTTCAGCAACAGCACTACCTAGCTGCATACCGCCTTGAACGCCACTTAAAATATTGGGCTGTAATTGATATCCGCGAGTGTCTACTAATGCCATGTTAAGCCCCTACTCCTACAGTTCCGACAGGTCTTGTTGGTGCTGCCGGTCTATTAAGCGCATAACCGCCAATTTGAGCCAGTCCCTGAATAGTACCCGCCTGCGCTTGTTGCGCACCCAAAAGGCCAGAAGCTTGAGCTTGTGCTGCCTGAATTCCAAATTGTCCGACATTCTGAGCTGTTTGTTGTCCGTATTGTGCGATGTTTTGAGCTGCCGCCCGCCCGCCACCAGTGAGAGAAGATAAGCGACCAAAACGGTTTTCTATATCTTGCTGAGCAAATCCCATTCCCTGCTTTTGTAAAGCCGTCAATAGATTGCCGCCACCCATTCGAGTAGCAGAAGCCGTTCTTAATAATGCGCGTTGTTGACGGCCTCTTAAAAACTGTTGAGCCGGACTCTCTTCTATTCTTCCATAAGCTGCCGCTTGCTCTTCTGGTCCCAATAGACCAAGCATGGCTTGCTGTTCTTGAAGCGCACCAACACCAGCCTCTCGGAAGGGTGATAATTGCTCCTGAGTGATATCAAACTGACGACCTGATTCCTGAGCAGCAGCTTCTGCGGCCTCGGCTTGTAATTCGCCCGCCTCTTCTGCGGCCTGTCCAGCCTGATAGCCTGTATATATCGTAGCGCCTGCTACTGCCACTAGACCCCATGTCATGATTGATCACCTATAAGCTTTGTAGCTTCATGTTTTTCAAATTCTTGAAATGATTTAGCAATGACATCATCTTCAATCTTTTCAAGCTCTGTCTCTTCTGTTACATGGATAGTTGTCCACATTGTATCCTCTAAGACCGTGACCGCTCTTTTTACTCCGGCTGGAGAGGTAAATATTAGCGGACCTTTTAATTCCTTTGCGCCCTCTTCTGTTGCTACCATCACATGACCATAAGATATTATGTTTAAATGCGCGTGTTTGTGTATTTTCCCTATGATAACATAACCAGCCGGAAGCCTCATCGATCTTGCATAAACACCCGGTGCGAAAAAATGATCCACAGGAAACATATCTAATTCAGTACCATCAGACATCTCTATCATGACATCTTGTAGTTTTAGTATACCGTCTCTCATGTCATCGTTTTTATCTATACTATAATCTTTTTTTTCTAAATTACTCATACAAGTATCCATCCGGTATTACCCGTTCCGGTTTTCTTGATATATAAAATATTGCCCGCCGTGCCTGCTGTGTCCATATATTGTTGAGTAGGGCTTGCAGTAACTACTGCCTCTGGACTACCTGAGCCACTCAATACAGCATTAAAATTGATTTGCCTTGTCATGGCTTCCATCCACTCAGCCTGACGCTGTGTAGGCTCACCCGTTCTTTCAGAAAGTGTTTCAAAACGATCTGGCGCAATAATGGTCATTTGAAATCCGCCGTTAATTTGATAATCGTTGCCTTAACCGGCTCTGATATTGAAAACTTATAGATTCGACTGCGTGTAAACTGGCCTTGCCTGCGCCATCTCTGGCGCTTTTTATGTTCGCCCTCTTTGCCAAGCTTTCGACGGCTTCCATTGCTCCACGAATAACCGCTATCATCAGAGAACTGCATTAATACCGTAGGGTCAACGCCATCGATCAAGTCATCCTCGCCAAACACATAAGGGAATCTCAGAGGGAAAGCGCTCTTTTTCTTTTCTTCAAGGCCAACACCTGACTCACAGGTCAACTCGATGGCAGAGACTCGTACACGTTCATTCTGAGCATGAAAAGGAATAGAGGTAACTGTCCTAGTGATGTACTCACCATACTCGGTATAAGTATCTTTGTTTAATGCACCAATACGCCCATCCTGACTATCAGAAACTAATGTTTTACCATAAGCCTCAATAATACCATTGACACGCCATTTTACTGCGCGCCCATCACTATCTTTGGATTTCCGTTCGTGCCATGTTGACGCGCCCATCAAAGCAGAGGCAGTTGCATCATAAGTAAATACACGGTCTTTAGTATGAAAATTAACAAAATAATTCCCATCTTCTGCATAAACAGTGGTGAATATGCGGCTGATTTCGTCCTCTGATAAGTTTTGCAATGCGTAATCGATGGCAGATGTTGATATCTTTTGTGAGGATGCACCAGAGAAACGCCAAATAGCAGGGCGCTCATTCTTGCCACCAGCCACTGAAACAAAAGTATTATCAAAATCAATCAGAGAAAACTTAGCCCGACATCCTTTCTGGATAACACCACCAACGATCTGAGAAAATGGAAAGCCTTCGCCACCAATATTCTGATAAGGGGCCTTTGAGTTTTTGCCCGATACATATAAAAGATTTCGATTAACATGAATACCTGTTATCTGATCGAAGCCGGTGTTGTCTTCATAATCCAGCGCATCATAAACCAATCCTGCGTTTAAATTAGAGATAAAAAATACAGGCCTTAATGAAGCGGCTGAATTGTTATTGTAGTGGATAAAATAACCGTCTTTCTCTACAACCATTTCAGACGGACCTAACGTGGTTGTGAAGTCTGTGTCTGTGATTGCTTGAAGTCCGCCAGCTACTGTATAGATATAGGCTGTTGAGCTTGGAACTACGATACACAGCTCAATACCATTATCATCAATAGACACGCTACCCGCACCGGCTACAGTGCCGAGATTAGTCGTTGTGCCGTCGCTGTTAGCTCTAAATAAAGACGTGCCATTGACAGAATAAGCAATGCCTGCCATTTCATGGAAGCCACGATTTGAGCTAGATTGAGTATTTGCAAAATCATCTATGCCGGGCGTACCAATCAATTGAGCTTGAGATAATGCCTGAGTTTGTGGAACTTGAGGGATAAAATTAGTGCATTCTTGAGCAGCAATAGGCTTGCTTGGGTCTTCATAAAAGCCGGTTGCAATGGGTAATTCCTGCATCAGAAATTCTCTTTCTCTACCTTGGAATAGAATCGATCATTGTTTAAATATCCGCATTCGCTGCCAGAGCCTTGAGGTAATGTACCGGGATAAGCAACGGTTAAAGGTCGCTTGTATATCGACATCATGCGAGAGCGTGATTTATTGGCAATAGCAATGATGACAGGAGAGACCGCTATTTCAAATTCAGCGCCGATCAAAACGCCCAAATTATACTTAACGGCTTTAAATGCACCGCGAGGTATTCGCACCTCATCAGCCAAATCTTTAACAGGAGCAAAGCCTAAGTTAGCCCCAGCCAATTCCCATTCAGCCATCATGTCATTAAAAATGTCTAGAGCGTCATTTGCTTCGCTGGCCTCAATATCGGTCTCGTCAGCCTTTTCGCCAATAATCGAAAAAGCGCGTTCTACAAAATGAAGCGCTGTAGCCATGATTAATCCTTAGATTTTTGTTTCTTTGGCTTGGTAGATCCAGGCTTTTTAGCGCCTTTCTCAACAAAACCCAAAGACTTTAAATACTTGATTGTTTCTGGTGAGTCATTTGTTTCAAACTCTAATCCGCTTGGTTTAATCCAAATCATTATATTTCCTTAAGAGATTAAAGAAAGGGAGAGCAATCGCCCTCCCTATCAAGTCACGCTTTAAGCAACGCCGTAGCCATGTCCGCCAAAGAACGGATTCATCACGCCAAAGGCTGGATGAAGGTCAAAACGAACGGTTTGCTTATTAGCCGCACCATCAGAGAACTTACTGATTCTCATCTGTAAACCATCTGCTGTCGTAGCAACGGTATCAGTTGAGTGTAATTTCTTAATAGGTACAGAAGCAATGGTCAGTGCGTCAGGATGCCAGAACAGGTTAGGCTGGAATGTTGTTGCATCCGTACCCATAAATGTGATGACATCATTTTCAGCAATGGCCGCATCGACCGTGTTGTAAGCGCCAGATGCTTCATAGATAGCCGGACCTGTAACAACGATAGTACCAGTTCCAGAAGTAAATGAAGCGTCAGCGGTTACAGTTGCCATGTAGACAATGTTTGCGCCAGTTGCGTCAACGATTGGGTTGCGGGTTGACAGGTTCAAGCGGTTTACACCTGTAACCTTAACAACCGTACCAGCCGGAATTGTGCCAGTAAATGTACCAACGCCATCAACCTCAATAGATTGAGTCATGCTGTCTTTAGCCGCGGCATAAGTAGCATCAACCGCTGTTGCAGTAACCGCGCCAACCAGATCACCAGTAGTAGGCAATGTGTAAGTTGGTAGAGTTGTTGCTGTTTTAACGTCGAAGCCAGCAAAGTTGCTGTTAATTGTAGCCATCGCGTTTGCGCTGCCCGCTTCTGGATTAACACCCAAAGATCGCTGTTCAGTAGCCAAAGCAACTTGAGCATGTGGATTAAGGAAGTAACACCACTTTTTATTCATAGGTACGCCAGATGCCTGCATAAGCGCGCCTGCGCCTGCAACTTCTGCCCATGAGTTTACACCTTGATCTGGATCACCATAGTTAAGACCAAGATTCTTCATCGCAAAGGCTGCAAATTTAAGCTCTAGATCAACAACAACACGATTAGCGATATCATCCCAGAAACGGTCCGCATCTGTACCCATCTTGAGAGATTCATCGACTTCATTGTAATCAACCGCAACAGTAATATAGTTTTGAACTGTAGCAGTCGCCTTACCAGTGATGATATCGCTTCGAGTGGTTGAAATGTCACCATCAGCCGAACTAATTACGGTGTGGTCAGTTGGTCGTTTAACGTCCACCTGTGTGCCTGAGTCTGGGTTAAAAGCACCCTTTACAAGCTGCGTGTCTACGTTTTTAGATAGTACGCGATTAGCTTCAAATCGGTCTAGGACCTTCATTGCTACCTTGCGTGTAAAGTTACTCTCAAATGTATTAGCCATTTTTTAAATCCTCTATTCAAAGATAGCCCCCTTAATAAATGGCGAATCATTGTCGCTCATTGTTGAACCACCCGGCTTAATGGGTTCTATTGGCTCTGGGGCTGCACTTGTTTTAATCTGTTTCACTTGTGCAGAGTTTTTTGCAGTAATAATACCAATTTGCACGGCTGCACTCATGGTATCGAGATTCGCTAGTTGTTCAGCAACTTTTGGATTTTTAGCCAAGTAATGAACCAATGAAGGTGCATTTTCCTGACCTTTAATCACATTAAGCGTTTCGACTGGAAACATCGGTAATGCTTGAATATCCTCAACATAGCTTGGATTCTCAGTAACATACTCAATTTCCTGTTTATCATAAGCGGCTTCGCGTTGATTTGCTGCCACCTCTGCTTGCGCTTTCTGTGCTGCTGTTTCCTTTTTAGCCAACGACTCTTGAACTCGCCAGTCAATCAAAGCTTCATTATAAGCCTGATCATCAAAATCGAACTGTTCAAGCGTTGGTTTTCCTGTTGGCTGCTCAGGTTCTGGGCTATTGCCTTGCTCCTTAAGCTGCGCCTCTAACGCTTCCCGCTTTCTCTTTTCTGCATACTTCTCTGCGGTTAGTTTGTTGATCCGCTTTTCAACATTGCTTAGCTCTGTTGTCGTATCCTCTGCGGTTGCTGATTCCGCTCGATCGTCTAAAGCTTCTGTTTGCTGATCATCAATGCCTTGATTTTCAACTACATCTACCTCTTGACCATCATCAAGTACAGCCTGCTGTTCTTCTGACATTTTATCGCCTCTTAAAGAGTATTTATCCGAGAATTACGGCCCTCGTAAACCTTGTCTATCATTATAAAACTATCAATTGATTTTATCAATCATTGTAAATCTTCTGGCCTGATGTTGCCCGCCGCTAATTGCTGCGCTAGATCAGCCGCTTGTTCTGAATTTGGCTCGCCCTCCTGAGTAATATCTTGAGCATCTGCTACGATATCGCCTTGCTTAACTAATAACGCGCGTTGTTGTTGTGATAACGGGATACCCATATCAACCTGTTTTTTGAAAGTATCGACCAATTTACTATATGCGTCCACGGCCTTGACCTGCGTATTAACCAGCGTTTCCTGAGTTTTCGCATCTTGCCCCTCTATGTCAGCTTTCATTTGTTCGGTCTGCATTTCAACATTATCAATCAGCGCTTGTTTGTTAGGGTCCTCTGGCTGCGGTTGATTCAATCCAAGTTCTTCAATTTCTTCATCAGTAGGATCGACAATGCCTTGCGGTATCATCATTTTACGCAAGCGCCTGGTAAGCTCATCTGATTCAGTAATGTTCATATTTTTAGCGATTAAATCCGCGCTAATTTCGCTGAATATCGGACTTGCTGCAGCTAACTGGGTTAATTGACTAACTGTCTCATCTCGCAGGGTGTTATAAGCCGGACCTGTTTCAATCGATACAGAATAATTGCCTTTAGATAAGTCATTAACCAATACAGGCTCTTTAGTCTGCTTATCGATAATAGTCTGATTCATTTCGTTCAGTGCTTGTTGATTTATTTCATGCTCTTCAATAGAGCCGTCAACATTCAATACCTGAATGATTCTTGCTGTGTCGTAAATACGCGGGATTAGATCAACCAGAACACGCCCTGCATATTCTTTAGACTTATCCAGATTATCACGATATTCATAAGCCCCTCTATCACCCAATTCAGCCTGAGACATTAACGACTTTTCAGACATTAACTGAGGACCGTTGCCAAGTGCCGGATCGTGCATACCCATTGCTGAGTGGACATCCTTTGAGGCTTGCTGTGTTTGCTCAATAAGCGCTTGCTGCAGTTGTGGCGCGCCTAATCTAAATGGAGTCAGTGACGTATTACTTGAATCAAGCGAGAACTTAACAACGGGCGCATTAGATGTGTTCATTGTCTCGAACTCTCGCTCATGGCCATCAACCATTTCATCAGTAGCGAATATCGGGTCTTTAGGTGATAGAGCTGTGGCTTCGATCTTTGCCGATGTCGTGTAGTTATAAATTCGTGCTGCGTCTTTGGCCTTTCTCACCTTTCCATGCACAAAGGTCTGACCATTAACGTGACTGATCTCGCCAAATACAGGGATAAGCGGGATATACTCGCCAGCCCAAGGGAAAGGGCCATCTAGGATTTCAGCGCCGTTCATTTTGTACATGACGACTTTATGCGAATCTACCTTGCGCTCTTTAACAACATCGATACCCTTGGCTTTCAGTTCATCAAGCACCTTTTCCTCTTCACCTAAATCTATAACACGACCATCTGATAACAATCCGATAGTCTTAGTGCAAGGTACTTTTTCCCAATACTCAGCGAGTCTTATTTTTTCAGTGCCATTGAACCAGCACTTATAGCTTCCTGTTTTATACGATGGATCATTGAATGATGAAATTGTCGCATCCGGGTACATGCGCTCGAATTCTTCTTTTGATACCTCAGTGATTAACCAAGCCTTGGTAGCATCGCTTTTATCATAACGATTAGCATCCGCATCAAAGTACAAGGAAGTCGCTGCTGAATAGATAGGCTCAAAGCAAATGTCTTGGTCGAATGAATCATTTTTGTATTTGGTTAATATACGCCAGCCAGCATAACCGCCTTTTAACTGCTCTTTAAACGCATTATCATAGGCGTCTTTACCGCCATCGTTCTCAATCTTACGAATCAGACCATCAAAGATATTAGCCGTTTCTTTTTTTGCTCCGCCGCCATCAGGATCAATCTTAATACGGGTACGGCTCTGTCTCTGATCACCGATGATCTGCCTTAATACCTCACTGACTAAATCAATGGTATACATCGGGCGGCCTTTTCTAACCGTCTGCGCGTGTTCATCCCATTGGCCGTCTGGCGAGTCAACAAAGAGCATATCTTCAATTGCAAGCTCTCGCTCTTCACGCTCATTATCTTCAACAATGGCGAAGGCTTCGATGGCTTCTTTGTGTATATTTTTTAATTCGTCTGTCTGTTCCATTGTTAAAACTCGCTTGTGAAATTCATTGGCTTAGACTTCTTTTTAGCCTTTGGTTTAATCATGGTCATCATGCAGGCATCAAACATATTTGGAGAATCGATACCTAGAGACTTCATTTCTTTCTTGTTCATAATCTGTATTAATCCACGCGGATTATCTTTAGCAGGCACACTGCATAGCTCTGTTCTTAATTTTACCAGATTTTCAACACCATCAGAATCGATGCTGATCATGTTATCAGGATCAATATACTTTCCTTTAACAACGCACAGATAAGTATTATAAAGCCTGTCTGCTAATTCAGTAGCGTATTGGGCGCGATTGTTTAAGAATGTATCTTTGTATTTTGTCTTTTCTGAGCTGGATTCACTAGATTCAGCTTGATATATTTTCTCTGCATTATCCATAGCAGAGCCAGACAATGAGCCTCTGAACATTTCTGTATTGATTTGCTTGCCTTCAAAGGCGGTCTTTACTTGAGATTTAAGGCCGGCACCCATTCCATCGCCGTCCCATACGAACATATCAGCTCTATTTTTAATAGATAGTCCGGTAGCCCAATCACAGCCCTCATCTATCTCGCCTTTCATATTCTCTTTGACAGTACGCAATATAGAGCCATGCCGCTCTGCATAACCCTTAGCATCCTCACCTGTGTCTGATGGATCATGAGAAGCTATCACCGCGCCTGTAGGCTCAAACACTTTCTTTAAATGCTCTATCTTGTGTGCATCAATCGCAGCATCAACCCATTCAGGCTTAATAATCGCGTTATCAACAGCATCAAGATACCTGCCTAACCATTTATGGTCATAGACAGCGCGTGGCAGCTTGTCGTAATCATCTAGCCTTTCCTGTTCTAGCCCGGACATCAAGAACCAATCTTGAGGCATGTCGGTATAATTCATCTCGACAACCATCAATAGATCATCTTCATAATATCCGCACCGCTCAAGCTCCGGCTCTGCCCTTGCCAACCATTTCTGAGCAACAGCACCCATACGAGAACCGCGATTCATGGTGATAATAATCTCAGGCATTTTTACATTCTTGCCAGCCATCTTATCTTGAGTGGCTTTGGCATCTAATCGAACAGAAGCAGTAAGGACGCGCAAAGTATTATCTGATAAATCCTCGCCTTCCTCTATCCATAAGCAATCGATACCAGATAGAGTTGATTTTAGCGAGGTGATATTACGGACCAAGCCACGATAGAAGCAGCGACCGCCAGAGTGATGATTGATTGATGTTTTGGTGTCAGCGAAGCCCGGTATTCCTAAGCGGTCTATTTCGCTTAGAATAGTACGATGTACTGACTCTTCGATACTGTTTTGATGCTCCCTTGCACAGCACCATAATTGGCCGTTTGCCATTTGAGCCGCAGCATAGTCAGCAATACCAGTAGACTTAGTTGAGCCACGTCCACCAACAATTATTTTAATACGTTTTGGTACAGTGTAGACAGGGTGCAGCTTATCAACATATTCAATATCGATTTGTTTAGCTGCTGCGCTCATCAGTCTTTATTGTTTACTGGAATAAAATTGATATTAGGCGCATCAACCTCTACTGGTCCGCCGCCTTCTCCTGTTAATTCCGTGCTCTTAAGATCAGGCAGGTACTTAGCAATTAAACCTTTTTTAATGTCTGCCGCTGCCTTAAGTCGTTGTATTTGCAAAGCATCTAGCTGTTCGCCATCGAGATTTGATAATTTATTTGATATTTCAATAACATGCTGAACGTGACCCTGATTAGATAATTGCTCTCTAAGGGCTTCTTGTCGTACTTTCCTGTTCTTGTCTGCACGGCTATTAGACATTAGCTCACCACCAACGAATGAAGCCCGTAGCCAGCTAAAAACAGTATGACTGCATGTACTAATGTTTGAGTAATATCAAAGAATGTTTGCCAGTGCTTTAGGGGTGTTAGGTTAGATAGCATTATCTGTGCCTCACAATAGATGCGTTTAAGCTTAGTCTGTCTATTGTTGCCAATGCATCGTCTATATTGTCCTCGGTTTCATCAAGGTAGAACACATAGGCATTATGAGAGTCGGTATTTAACTGAAATATTTTTTGCTGCTCACTAGATGAGCTTATCGCCTGAAAGCTATCAGAGTTATACAAGCTCATTTCGTCGCTTGTTAGAGGTATTATCTCACCATCTTTTTTTTTGCCTGATAGTTTATCTATTAACCTTGTTGCTGCTGGATGATCTTCGTTGACCAGAAATATATTCATTTTTCTTTCCCATAAGCGGCATAATCCCTTACGCCTATTTGTCGGGCTTGCTCCAATAGATAAGGTTGATCACCCCCGGTTAGCGCTTGGCTATGAATCTTGTTTATCGATGAATATAAACTCATCGGCATTATCAAAGCTATCATCATCAGAATGCTGGCGAACGAATAGAGCGTTGCATCGTTGTTCATGCTCGAACTGTCTCCGCTTCGTTTCATCATCTTTAGCCTTCTGTAGCTTGTGTTTGTAGTCAAATAATCTAATTACCTTAGCCATAAGTCACCCGATTTTTGGGGAATATGGCTATATTCTAATAGGTTTTATCAATCAATAACAGATATATGATTATAATCGCCTATCAGCTTTCGTGTTGATGACATTTGAGCATTGCCTTTTATGCGCCATAAACCTGACTGGTCAATGTCGCCATCAATAGTCGTGTACTTGATGTATTCATTGGCTATGTAGTCCTCATCATCAACTGTCACGTTGACCGTTCCAAGGGTTACACCATTAGCTACGGTCTTTGTTTTCTTTGTGCCGACGTATGGCTCAAGTATCATATTGTAATCGGTAGCCGTAGAAACATCCTCGCCTAACTTAGCGTAAAGAACATCCCCATACTCACCGTTGTTTAATGTCATCATAATTTTAATTCCTGTTACGCTTGGCTCAGCTTCAACGTCTTGTGGCTGCTTGCCTGAAAAATCACTATAAAGCCCTCTCATTCCGCCATATAACGCCAGTCTCGTTAATTGAGCCATAATCAAACAATCTTAAATGTATCGCCATTAGACATAGCGATTGTTAGAGGATCGGACGTGAATATTAATTTTCCGCTTATTTCCTCATAATCCTCTATTGCTGCGCCTTCACCATCTGCGTCGCCCGACGTTACTATCATAGTGCGCCCTATAAGCTGATCATCGGCATACCCTGATAGATTTGTTGTCGCCTCTGTTAATGAAAGCGTTCCGGTTGCTGCCGTGCTGTAAATAATGCCTAGATTTAGATTATCAACAACAGTATCAATTGCATCCAGCTTGGTCTCATTGGTATCACCTTGAGTGGTTAATTCAGCAATTACTATATCGGTAGCATCCTGTTTAGCTTCTGTTGCTGCCGAATCTGTACCTCTCATATCCGTATTTGTTGTAGTGGTATCGACCAAGGTAACATTTGCCACGGACCCAGCGCTTGTTGTAATCGCTCCACCACTTACTATGTCGGTTGCCGCTATATCGTTTAATGCCGCAATCAGAGCTGGAATATCTGTAGTAGTATCGGCTGCGATAATATCTAAAATCAAATCCAGTCTGCCGCCATTAGCCCAGTCTGTTTGTAGTTCGTTGGTGTCTGCTAAAGTATCAGAAACATCTGATCCTTGAATCGCTCCATCAGTGTCTAAAGTAGGCGAGCCCGTCCTATTATCTACAATAGCTTTATAGGTGCCTCGTATATCTACTGACCCACTCGCACCATTTAGAGTGACAGTACCTAACTCGCCACCAATGGTATAGGTATCACTACTCGTTATGCCAGACTGCGTAACACCACCTGACTGCCTTCTGTATTCGCCTGTAGCTGTGCCTGCTCCTGAGCGAGTAAATGTTGGTGATCCTGCTCCGGCAACCGTACTGTAGCAATCTATATGAGTGTAATCACCCGCTCCTACTTGTGTAACAGTAGTGCCGTAGCCACATTGTTGTGCTACATAAGGAGGTAATGAAGCTGTTCCGAATATGCAATCCTCAAAGAAGACGCTATTTCCGGTAGTGGTGCCTGTGCCTGTAACGCTAGAGAATGCTCTGAATACACTACCGCCTATATTTTGTGTGCCTAGCGCTAAAACAGAGCCGTTACCGCTAACACTATACCCTTCGTAAGC